CCGTCTTGAGACTGACGAGCCTGAAGAGATTCAGTTGTTCAAGTCTCGCAGAAATAAAGGATATTACTAATGGACAAGCAGACGCTAAAAGAGAAGCGCGAAGCGGCTCTCAAGCAGAACAAGATTGCTGCGGAAGCCCGCCAGCAACACAGGGAAAAGTACCCACACGAGTACATGCCAGCGTTTCGCCCGGCGAGCAAGATGAAAGAGGGCATTGAGTCGATGCCGACTTATTACCACACGGGCGAAATGGCGCAGCTATTGAAGACATACAAGACAGCTAAAGGATTTGGCGCGCCAGACATTCCTGCGGAGAAATTAGCAGCGATGGCGCTAATTGAGGGTAGACAAGACTTTGGCTATAACGACTGGAACAGGAACAACAAGCGGGCTGTATCGCTATACGAGAACCTGATAAACGGTGGCGCTACCCTGCAAGCAGCAGGGTTTTCTGCTGCAATACTAGATAAGTACGAGACAGCACAACGGTTGAAGATTCCGTTTGAAACCGCGTGGAATGGCACCGGTAAATCTATTTGGGGCAAAACCGGTAAAGACTATGCAGGTAACATCAGAGAGGCTGAGAAAGTCTTGCAGCACCCTAAAAATCAGCCGTTGTACAACTTTATTAAACAGCGGGCGAGTGTTGATGAAGAAATGCCAGCCGTAGCAGCCACCCCTAATGCTGTGGAGATGCCACAGGAATATACCGAAGGTAATTGGAGACTTATATGAGCATCGAAAAAGGACTGTATGCAGCCCCGCAGGGGTTGAATCAGGCAAATATGGAACCTGATCTGGAGATTGAGATCGAAGACCCAGAGGCTGTGCATATTAAAGCGGGTGATCTTAAGATTGATCTTGAGCAACGCGAGATGGACGACGAGGACTTTGACGCAAATCTGGCTGAGTTTATTCCAGACAACGAGTTGTCTTTGCTTGCTTCCGAATTGGTTGACGCGTACGAGGAAGACATATCTAGCCGTAAAGACTGGATGCAGACGTATGTAGACGGACTTGATTTGCTGGGCATGAAGCTTGAAGAGCGAACAGAACCTTGGGCTGGTGCGTGTGGCGTGGTTCACCCACTGATGTCTGAAGCTCTTGTTAAGTTTCAGTCTGAGACGATTATGGAGACGTTTCCAGCCGCTGGCCCTGTTAAGACGAAGATCATCGGTAAAGAAACACAAGAAAAGAAAGATGCGGCGGAACGCGTCAAGGACGATATGAACTATCGCCTGACAGAAGAGATGCCTGAATACCGTCCTGAACACGAGCGTATGTTGTGGGGCTTGGGTCTGTCTGGTAATGCGTTCAAGAAGGTGTACTTCGATCCAGCAATGAATCGTCAGACTTCTATTTTTGTCCCTGCGGAAGACATCGTAGTACCTTATGGCGCGTCTTCACTAAAGACATCAGAGCGTGTTACGCACGTCATGCGTAAGACTGAAAATGAGCTAAAGAAGCTACAAGTTGCGGGCTTTTATCTTGACGTTGACTTGGGCGACCCTGTTAATACGATTGAAGAAGTTGAAAAGAAGATCGCCGAGAAGATGGGTTTCCGTGCGACTACGGATGACCGCTACAAACTTCTTGAAATGCACGTTGACTTAGACTTGCCCGGTTACGAAGACGAAGATGGTATTGCACTGCCATACATCGTAACTATTGAGAAGAGTACACAAACGGTTTTAGCTATTCGCCGCAATTGGAGACCTGAAGACAAGACTCAACAGAAGCGTAATCACTTCGTGCATTACGGCTACGTACCCGGTTTTGGCTTCTACTGTTTTGGTCTAATCCACTTGATTGGCGCGTTTGCAAAGTCAGGTACATCAATACTGCGCCAGCTTGTTGATGCAGGTACGCTGAACAATTTACCGGGCGGTTTGAAAGCCCGTGGTATGCGTATTAAGGGCGACGATACACCTATTTCTCCGGGTGAATTCCGTGACGTAGACATCCCAAGCGGTACAGTCAAAGACAACATTATGTTGTTGCCGTACAAGGAGCCGTCTCAAGTTTTGGCTGGGTTGATGAATCAAATCATCGATGAAGGCCGTAGGTTTGCCAGCGCGGCTGATCTCAAGATCAGCGACATGTCTGCCCAATCCCCTGTTGGCACGACGCTGGCTATTTTAGAGCGCACCCTGAAGATCATGTCTGCGATTCAGGCGCGTATTCACTACTCGATGCACGAAGAGTTCCGTCTGTTGAAAGAGATCATTCGGGACTTTACTCCTGATGAATACAGCTATGAGCCAGTAGACGGTACACGCAGAGCCAAGCAGAGTGATTACGACTCAGTTGATGTAGTTCCTGTTAGTGACCCGAATGCTGCGACCATGTCGCAGAAGGTTGTGCAGTATCAAGCTGTATTTCAGTTGGCACAGAGCGCACCACAACTCTACGACATGCCGATGTTGCATCGTCAGATGGTTGAAGTATTGGGCATTAAGAACGCGAACAAGTTAATCCCGATGGAGGATGACACTCGCCCGCGCGACCCTGTTACTGAGAACCAGAACCTACTGATGGGTAAGCCTGTCAAAGCGTTTTTGTATCAGGATCATGAGGCGCATATTGCAGTTCACATGGGTGCAATGCAAGACCCCAAGATTCAAGAGATTCTTGGACAGAACCCAAATGTTCAAGCAATGCAAGCAGCGATGATGGCTCATATCAATGAGCACGTAGGCTATGAGTATCGCAAGCAGATGGAGGCGAACATGGGTCTTACATTACCGAACTATGAAGAAGACGACGATGTAATGATTCCAAAAGAGATGGAAGTCGAAGTATCTCAACGTGCTGCGCAAGCTACACAACAATTGCTACAGCAGCACATGTCTGAAGCCCAGAAACAACAAGCTCAACAGCAGATGCAAGACCCAATCATTCAGATGCAGATGCAAGAGTTGCAGATCAAACAGGCAGAAGTTCAGCGCAAGATTGCTAAAGACCAGCTTGATGCAGCAGCTAAAGATAAGCAGATGTCAATTGAGATGGAGCGAATTAACGCTCAGAAAGAAATTGCAGGGGCAAATATGGCAGTCAAATCACAGACTGACCGTATGAAGTTAGATCGTAATCAGGAAAGCGAAGGTTTCCGTGCGGCTATGACTATGCAGCAACAGCGTAAAGGTAGAACTAAATGAACGCTATAGAGGCGGCAATTAAAGAACTAAGGGAGCGTCGGACACAACTTTCCGAAGCAATAGCTAACAGATCAGCTAAGACCTTTGATGAGTATCAATTTATGTGTGGTGAAATTCGAGGTCTCACCGCCGTAGAGATTTATCTTATAGACCTCGCAAAAAACTTGGAGCAATTTGATGACTGAACTAGCCATCGCTACAGAAAGCGGTGAAGTATCTACACTGCCAGAAACAGCAGAAGACAAGGCGACACAACTGCCACAACCTTCTGGCTACCATATTTTGGTAGCAATTCCCGAAATCGAAACAAAGTACGAGAGTGGGATTATTAAGGCAGATTCAACCATGCACTACGAGGAAGTCCTTAGTACGGTCTTTTTTGTCGTGAAGTTGGGGCCTGATGCGTACAAAGGCGATAGGTTTCAATCTGGTCCGTGGTGCAAAGAGGGTGACTTTATCCTTGCGCGACCCAACAGTGGCACTCGTTTGAAGATTCATGGTCGGGAATTCCGTTTGATTAATGACGATTCAGTTGAGGCTGTTGTAGACGACCCACGCGGTATTTCACGAGCATAAGGAGGCTATATGCCAGAATTTGAAAAAGACGAGTACAAGTTCCCCGATGAAATTGAGGCGAAAGTCACAATGAAGGGCGACGAGGAAGAAGAGTTCACCGTCGAAATTGAGGACGATACCCCGGAAGAAGATCGTGGTAAGGAACCCCTTCCTAAAGATATTATTAACTCACTGGAGACCCCAGAAGAAGGTGGCGAGTATTCCGAAGAAGTTATTACCAAGTTTAAGCAGTATAAGAAGGCTTGGCATGACGAGCGTCGAGAGAAGGAAGCAGCTTACCGTGAGCAAGAAGAAGCTCTGCGGATAGCACAAGGCATCCTAGAGGAGAATAAACGCCTCAAAGCTACCTTGTCTTCTGGTGAGCAGGAGTACATAGCAACGGTCCAAGCGGCGGCTGAAACCGACGTGGAAGTAGCAAAACGCAACTATCGGGAAGCCTATGATTCGGGCGATACTGATAAGTTAGTTGACGCACAGGAAGCCTTAATGCAGGCGTCTTTAAAGTTGGATCGCTCAAAAAACTTTAAACCCACTTTACAAGACGACGAAACTGAGGTAAAACTGCCACAAAGATCACAAGCTGACAACAAAGAGCAGCCGGTTGATCCAAAGTTTGCAGATTGGCAACGTCGTAATTCAAATTGGTTCCAAAAGGACGAGGAGATGACCGACGCAGCAATGGGGTTGCATAAGAAGTTGTATCGTGAGTACGGCCCTGAATATATTGGTACTGACGACTATTACGACCGTATTGACAAAACAATACGTAAGCGATTCCCAGAATCTTTCCCTGAAAACAGGGAAACCGAGCCACCAAAAGCTCAACGAAGCAAGCCGAGTACAGTCGTTGCTTCAGCTAAGCGGAGTACGGCTCCGAAGAGCATTAAATTGACCCAGACACAAGCTGCGCTGGCGAAAAAATTTAAGCTAACCCCGGAGCAGTATGCTCGTGAAGTACTCAAATTGGAGAACAGATAATGGCTGAAAATAGACTATCTCGTGAACTTGAAGCCCGTACACAGCAGGAACGCCCCAAGCAGTGGGCACCTGCGGAGTTATTGCCGGAGCCGGATAAACAGCCGGGTTTTGCGTATAGGTGGATTCGTATCTCGACCTTGGACAAGGCCGACCCCCGTAACCTCTCGTCGAAGTTGCGTGAAGGTTGGGAGCCTGTGAAAGTGTCTGAGCAACCTAAGTTTCAACTGCTAATCGATCCGAATAGTCGCTTCAAGGACAATGTCGAGATTGGTGGGCTGGTGCTTTGCAAGACTCCGAAAGAGTTGGTGGATCAACGGAATAAGTATTTCGAAAATCAGACTCAAGCTCAGACGACTGCAATCGACAACAGCTTCATGCGAGAAAGCGATTCAAGGATGCCACTCTTCGCAGAGCGGAAATCGTCGACATCGTTTGGCAAAGGTTAATAACTTTTTTGGAGTAAATTATGGCATATCCTGTTGTAGACAAGCCTTATGGCCTACAGCCAGCGAATTTGATCGGTGGACAAGTATTTGCAGGTTCAACCCGCATGTACCCCATCGTTTACGGTTACGCAACCGACATTTTCTATGGCGATTTTGTTGTACTTAATCGTGGTCAACTAACCCGTGCTTCAGTATCTACTGGCACAGGTCTAAATCAGACC